ACTAAAGCTACTGCTGTTTACCACGAGTGGCAGACTGACTCGCTGGCTGCTGCAACCACTGCTAACGCTGCTGTTGAAGGCGCTGATGCAACTTCGGCAACTCTGGCTCCTACTGTCCGTCTGGGTAACTACACACAGATCATCCAGAAGACTGTTCAGGTCTCTGGCACTCTGGACGTTGTAAACAAGGCTGGTCGTAAGTCTGAAAAGGCTTATCAGTTGGCTAAGGCTTCTGCTGAGCTCAAGCGCGATCTGGAAACCATCCTGCTGGCTAATCAGGGTCGTTCGGCTGGTACTTCGACTACTGCTCGTAAGCTGGGTTCGCTGCTGTCGTGGATCAAGACCAATAGCTCGGTTGGTTCGGGTGGTGCTGATCCTGCAACTATCGGTGTATCGACTCGTACTGACGGTACTCAGCGTACTTTCACCGAGACTCTGCTGAAGGGTGTTGTTGCTGAGGTGTTTGATTCGGGTGGTTCGCCTAAGATTCTGATGGTTGGCTCTGCTGGTAAGCAGAAGGTTTCGTCGTTTGCTGGTATCGCTGCACAGCGTTACATGGCTCCTTCGAATACGCCTACCACCATTATCGGTGCTGCTGACGTTTATATGTCTGACTTTGGCACGATGTCGGTTGTTCCTAACCGCTTCATGCGTAGCCGTGATGCTCTGGTGCTGGATCCTGAGTACGCTGCTCTGGCATATCTGCGTCCTTTCCAGACTAATGATCTGGCTAAGACTGGCGATAGCGAGAATACTCAGCTTCTGGCTGAAGTTACTCTGGAAGTCAAGAATGAGGCTGCTCACGGCATCATCGCTGACTTGGATATGTCTCTGTAATAAGTAGCAAATAGCCCCTGCCTAACGGTGGGGGCTACCTACAACTAAGGAATTTATGAGTACTCCGATACGGACTCAGACAGCATACGAAGACGGTGACGGTGGTATCGTTATCGAGACTAAACAGGATGTAAGTGAGATAGTAGAAGCCAATAAGCAACAGCTTTTATACGATCAGCAACGAACAGGTGGACTCAATGAGTTGCACCATGTAGCCAGAATACCCTTTACGGTGATTGACGTATTAAACCAAAAAGGGATTATGAAGGGCTTTACGATTGTTGATGATGTTGGATTTGCTAGATGGCTCAACGATCCTGATAATGCTGCTTGGAAAACGTATCGAGGAACTATATGAGAGTTGGTGTTTGCGTCCCATGCCGGGATGAGGTTCATACAGGTTTTGCTTTCGACTTTGCAAAGATGGCAGCACACGATGCTTCCGTTAGATGCAAGGACGGTAAAGGTGGACTAAGCCTTTACACAATGCCGGGAACCTTAATCTTTGACCAGCGTGAGAAGTTGGCAGAAGTTGCGTTAAAGGAAGGCTGTGATGCTGTCCTGTTTATCGACAGTGACATGAGATTCCCGCCAGACATAATTACAATTCTGCTAAGTCGTAACGTGCCGATTGTTGGGGTGAATGCTACGACAAGACGCAAGCCGGTAACACCTACGGCTAAGTTAATGACGAAGTACATGGATGACGAAACCTTGGTGCATAAGTGGGAGAACATAGACTCTCGCGGAAAGCAGGGGATCGAGGAAGTAACAGCGGTCGGCTTTGGTGCTGTTCTAATCCGTAAAGAGGTGTTTGAGAAGACAGGACGGCCTTGGTTTGATGCTGGCTGGGGCAGTAGTGGTGTATGTGGTGAGGATGTCTATTTCTGCGTTAAAGCCGGTTCTGAGGGCTTTCAGACGTATGTAGACCACGAGTTATCGATGCACATCCGGCACATTGGCACTTACGAGTATGGCTGGAAAGATTTTGAGCAATTAGAGGAATAACATGGCGTTTACTAGCTACTCGGAACTAAAGACTACGATAGCAAATTACCTTGCTCGTAGCGATCTAACGTCGGTTATTCCTGACTTTATCCGACTAGCTGAGACACGGTTACAGCGAGATATTAGAACCCGTCAGATGCTAGTTGTAGCTACGGCAACAACGACTGGCGGTGATTCAACTGTTGGGCTACCGACAGACTTCCTAGAGATGCGTGATATTCATCTCAATACGACTCCAGTATTTACGTTGCGGTACAAGGCTCCTAACAGCTTCTACGAGACCGCTAGAACGACTGAGAGTGGCAGACCAGTGGATTACACGGTTTTGGGCTCTGAGATGCAGTTAGCCCCTATTCCAGACACATCATACACACTGCAAATGCTGTACTACGGTAAGCCTACTGTATTGAGTGACAGCACTGCTTCTAATGTATTCCTTGCAAATTACCCTGATGCGCTGCTGTATGCGTCTTTGGCTGAGGCAGAGCCATATCTGATGAATGATGCAAGGGTTCAGACTTGGGCTGCTCTGTATGAACGTGCAATCACTGCAATCAATACATCTGACCAGTCAAGTGAGTACAGTGGTCAGCCTATGTCAATGTCTTATAACGTGAGGTAAATCATGGCAGAAATGTCGAACTATCTTGAGAATGCGCTGATTAACGCTACTCTCCGCAATACTAGCTACACAAGCCCCGCAACTGTTTATGTTGGTCTTTATACAACTGATCCTACCGATGCTAATACTGGTACAGAAGTTTCTGGTGGTTCTTATGCTCGTACTGCTGTTACTTTTGGTGCGCCCAGCAATGGCGTTAGTACCAATAGTGCTGCGGTTGAGTTCCCACAAGCCACAGGAACATGGGGAACCGTAGGCTGGATTGGTATTTTGGATGCTTCTACTAGCGGTAATCTGCTGTATCACACAGCCTTGGACACATCCAAAACCATTGAGAACGGCGATATTTTCAAGATTGCAATTGGTAGCCTGAGTGTGACTTTGGCATAAGGGGTAAATAATGCCTCTTGTTGTCAAAGATAGGATAAAGGAAACCAGTACAACATCTGGTACGGGTACTTTGACGTTAGCCGGTGCTACGTCTGGATTTCGCTCGTTTGCTGATGTTGGTAATGGAAACACAACTTACTATGCAATAGTTGATGCGACTGCTGGAACTTGGGAAGTCGGCATTGGCACGTATACGTCTAGCGGCACTACGCTTTCACGGAATACGATCTTATCTAATAGCTCAGGCACTACGGCGGCTATTAACTTTGCAGCCAATAGCAAAGACGTATTCGTAACGTATCCTTCTAGTAAGGCTGTATATGGCGATGCTTCAGACATTGCTTATGAGGCTTCTTTTGCTGCATCTAATGGCATTTTCCTGAATGCAAATACTGTTGCTACATCTTTAACTTTGCCAACAAACTACAATGGATTGAGTTCTGGGAATGTTACGTTAAACACTGGTGTTACCGTAACTGTTCCTACTGGAGCTAGATGGGTGATCGTCTAAATGTTTGGGATTACTGCATTTGCTCAGTCTCCGTATTCTGCATTAGGTGGGAATACGTTGTTTGGCACAGCAAGTGTAGATGCCTCTGCTACGGTATCAGCAAGCGCATTTAGGATTAGGTTTTATAATGCTGCGGTAGATGGAACTGCTAGTGTTGGCGCTAATGCTATCCGTGAAAGATTGGCATCAGCATCAATATCTGGCATTGCTACAGTTACAGCTCTTGGCGGTCTGATTGCTAGTGCTTCTGCAAGTGTTAATGCTTCTGCAACTGTAGTAGCTAATGCGATTGCGGTATATGCAGGTAATGCATCAATTAACGGAACTGCGGTATTTACTGCGGCTGGTATTAGGATTCAGCAAGGTAACGCTGCTGTTTCGGCTAGTGCTACGGTTACGGCTGATGGTCTCAGGATAAGGATTGGTAACGCTGCTGTATTTGCAGAGGCTACGGTAACAGGTAACGGTGGCGTTGAGTACGAGGGATTTGCTTCTGTTTACTGTGAGGCTATTGTTTCTTGCCTTGCCTCTCAAGTATTTTTTGGTGTTGCAAGAGTTAATGGAACTGTAACTTTTACTGCAAATGGCGTTATCATTGGTGATGAATGGTCTGATGTAACTCCTAGCGTAAATGCTTGGTCTAATCAGTCTGCTGGTGAAAATACATGGACTACTATTTCGCCATCATCAAATACTTGGACTGTATCTTCCTCAAGTATTGATTCTTGGACAAACAAACCTGTAGGTAACAATAGCTGGACGAAACAATAATGGCTAAAACAACGATCAATTTTGGCGAGTGGTTACCAGATCAGCCGGGTGTAATTGGTGGTGTTACTGATGCGCTTAATTGTTATCCGGTTGCTAATGGGTATGCTCCGTTTAATGGCGAGGCTAATCTTTCTGATAATGCTGGTGCTGATTTATTGCTGGCATTTGGTGCGAAGCTAGGTACTGTAAATACGATATTCGCTGGCTCTGCGTCCAATTTGTACAAGTTTGATGCTGCTGATCTTGACTTGGATCCTCTGACAACTACTGGTTATTCTGCGGTTGAATTTTGGGATGTTACGCAGTTTGGTGCTAAAGTTATTGCAGCGAATGGTGGAGATAAACTTCAGTCCTATGAGCTTGGCGTAAGCACTTATTTTGCTGATTTGGCTGCTGCTGCTCCTGCTGCAAAGTTTGTAACGGTTGTCCGTGACTTTGTAGTAGCTGCTAACGTATCTGGCGATGAGAACAAGGTTTACTGGTCTGATATTAACGATGAAACAGACTGGACTCCCGGTGCTGCATCTCAGTCAGACTCCCAGATATTGCCTGATGGTGGCGATATTACAGGTTTAGCGGGTGGCGAATATGGGCTGATATTCTTAGAACGCGCTATATATCGAATGAGCTATACAGGCTCCCCGCTTTTTTTCCAGTTTGATGCTATTTCTCGCACTTTAGGTTGTCTGTCTAGTGGATCAGTGGTGCAATTTGGTGGTATTACGTACTTCCTAGCTGATGATGGCTTCTATGTAACAGACGGTCAGAGCTTTACGAACATTGGCGAGGAGAAGGTAAACCGCTGGTTCTTTGACAGAGTGTCTCGAACAGACATTAAGTTAAAAATATCTGCTGCGGTTGATCCGATTAGGAAGTTAGTCTTGTGGTGCTACCCGCAACAGTCTGGTGGATATGGTATTTTGGCCTATAGCATCCCATTGAAACGTTGGTCACACATTGACACAACGGCTACATCGATTGCCTCGTTACTTTCAGCTACTGTTACTCTTGAGCAACTTGATAATTACTCTGCAAGTTTGGATGCTTTGCAAGTTTCGCTTGATGATCCGCAATGGGCAGGTGGTCAGTTGATTTTAGTTGGCACAACTGGGCAGAAAGTTATCACTTTTGGTAACTCAAAGAAGACTGCATCAGTAGTTTCTGGCGATATTAGTAACGGCAGATCTACGATTACTTTAGCAAAGCCGATTGTTGACGGTGGATCTGCTTCTGTAGCGGTTGCAAGCCGTGATTTGCTCTCCGATCAAGTGGATTTTGGCTCAGAAGTTCCAGCAGACTATGAAAACCGCGTGAGCTTGCGGTCTAACGGTGAATATCACAGGGTTAAAGTCATTCCAAGCGGAGATAACTGGAAAACTGTTGTCGGAACTGAAATAGAAATATTCCAGCAGGGTACTCGATAATGCAATTTCGTACATTACCGCCATTTGGGAGCGATCAACGTGCCGTATCTGAGGTCGTTCGTGGCATTATGGACGGAAAGACCAATAACACAGGCCGTTTAACGCTAGCCACTGGTAATGCAGTCACAACTACCCTCTATGACGAGCGTATAGGCTACGACAGCCTTATTTTCTTCGTTCCTATATCTTCTGCTGCCTATGCTGATTCGATGCCTTACGGAGCGTTTCAGAGCCTTGCAGACCAGTCTATAACGGCAAACACAGCCACAGCCATGACAATGGATACAACGGACTATTCAGATGGGGTTTACCTGTCTAATAGCTCTAGGTTGAATGTCAGAAATACAGGTGTGTACAACCTTCAATGGTCTGGACAGTTTCAGAATACAGATACCCAATTGCATGATGTTAATGTTTGGCTAAGAAAGAATGGGTCAGATATTGCAGGTTCTACTGGGTTTATCTCTATACCGAACAGTCATGGCGGTGTTAATGGTCACATTATTGTTGGATGGAATTATTTTCTGCAATTAAATGCTAACGACTATATTGAACTGTATTGGTCTGCCACTAATGCAGCCATTAGCCTTGAGTATTACGGAACCCAGACTAGCCCGACTAGACCTAGTACAGCATCACTTATTGCGACGCTGAACTATATATCCCCTAATGCGTCTACCAACATATATGTTTCTAGCCAGCAACAAGGCGAAGCTACGGTAAGTCATTGGGCAAATAGTACTGCGGATAAGACATACGGTTATATAATCGTCGGATGACAGAATTTAAATATATCCCGGTCGATGACCTAAGAAAATGGTGGGCTTTTATTAAGCCCGGCCTAGAAAAGATTAAAACTAAAAGTCCTGAGAATTGGATAGTTGAGGATGTATATACCGACTGTTTCAATCAAAAGGCTATGCTTTGGGTAGTCCTGAAGAACAACCATTTTTATGGCTTCTTTATCCTTCAGCCAATGGGTCAAGAACTCCATGTTTGGGCTGCTTGGACGTTAGAAAATGATTATCAAGTGGTTGAAAAAGGTTTACAATTTATCAAAAGTATGGCTAGGGATGCTAATGTTAAATATTTGACATTCTCCAGCCATAGGCCGGGATGGGAACGTAGGTCTAAAGCATACGGTTTCCGTCCTCGTAAATGGATATGCGAGGTGTGATATGGGTGGTGGCGGCGGTACAGAAGAAACCAAAACAGAAATAGCTCCGGAGTTTAAGCCGTTTATAACTTACTCTCTGGGTGAGGCTCAACGTCTGTATCAGGGTATGCCACAGGCTCCTGCTACGCTGGCTCCTGAGCAATCTGCATATTCCCAGCAAGCTATCCAGCAAGCCGCACAACGAGCTCAGGCTGGCTCTCCACTAGTAGGTGCTGCACAGGCTGAACAACTAGCTACGATTCAAGGAAGGGGCGTTAATCCATTCCTAGCGGGTGCTTTGGAGCAGTCTAATCGTCTAGCTGGTGAACAGTACACTAGAAACATTCAAAACCTGCAATCTCAGGCATCTTCTGCTGGTCGTTATGGATCGGCTGCTATGGGTCAGCAAGCAGGTCAAGCTCAGGACATCTTTGCTCGTGCAATGGCAGAGCAGGGTGGTCAACTAGCATATCAATCGGCTGAGGCAGAACGTGCTAGACAGATGGCTGCTGCCGCTAATGCGCCTCAAATGGCTAGTGCTGACTATGCCGATATTCAGCGTTTGCTCCAAGCAGGTCAGGCTCAAGAGGCTTATGCTCAACAAGCATTGCAAGGTCAGTTGGCTGCTCAGGAGCTTCCGATGCAGCGTCTACAACAGGCTGCTAACGTCTTTTATGGCGCTCCTCTGGAGTCTAAGACTACAGCTACACCGCAGGGAGGTAAATAATGAGTGGGCCGGGTGCAATGATTGGTGCGGCAGCAGGTGCTACTTACAATGCCGCTAGAGGTAAAGATCCCCTTAAAGGTGCAATGATTGGCGCTGCTATTGGTGGTACTGGCGGCGCTCTGGGTGTACCGGGCTTATCTGCTGGAACTGCTGCGGCTGGAACTACTGCCGCTGGAACCGCTGCTGGTACTGCTGGAACCGCTGCGGCTGGAACTGCTGGTACTGCTGCCGCTGGTACTGCTGCTGGCACTGCTGGTGGGGCTACTATTGCTGGTACAGGTAGCGCATTAACTGGCGCTGGTGCATCTACGGCGGCTAATACTGCATTTATGAACCCTGCTGGCGTTAATGCTTTAACTACCGCTGGCACATCTGCTACTGGAACATCTGCTGCTGGATTAGCTGGTACTGGAAGTTCGGCATATTATCCAGTAATGACAGGCACTGCTGGCGGTTCTAGCTACGCACCTACATTTACATCTTCAATGGCTGCTAATCCGCAATTGGCTCAAGGGGCTACAGCGGTTGGCGCTCCTCCTGTGCCTGATGCAACTTTTATGCAAAGTATGTCGCAAGTTCCTAGTGCTATTGGCGACTATATGTCTGAATTGGGTCAATACGCACAACAGAATCCAGTTCTTACGCAAATGGCATTTCAAACAGGTCAGAGTTTATTGCAAAAACCAGAGAGGCAGTTACAGTCCCCCGGTTTGATTCGTGGTAATCCTATGCAAGCACAGGCTCCACAGTACCAGTTAGGTTCACCAAAAATTTCACTTATCTAGGTGATACATGGCAATTACAGATTACATTCCTAATATATTTGGCTCTGCTGCACCTACAACTTACGATAGCTTGCAGACGCTTGGGCTTATATCGCCCCAGCAACTAGAACAGCAGAAAAAGACAGCGAATATTCAGGGATTGCTAGGTGCTGGTCTTGCGCTTGCTCAAGGCATGAGTAAGATTGGGCCACGACGTTCTGCTGCTGAAAATATCTTTGGCGCATTGGCTGGTGGCTTTGGTGCTGCTGGTGGTGCTTATCAACAAGGATTGCAGAACATTGTCCAGCAACAGCAATTGCAAAGTGCGGCACTGCAACAACAACAAGCTATTAACAGGATTGAGTCTATTAAGGCTGCAAAACTTAAATATCCAGATCTTGCACCATTGGCTGATATTGATACTGGTAAGTTTGCTGAAGAAGTTGCTTTGCGCGAAAGATTGCAGGGCATTGGATCTCCAACAGCAGGAGGACAGGAGCAAAGCGCAGAAGGTCTACGTTCTATAGCTCAGAGATACTACGCTGCTGGCCCTAATTTTAAGGCTCTTGGCGATTCGTATATGGAGCAGGCTAATCGTTTGGAATCAAGTCAATTAGCAACCCTTACTGGCAAAGAAACTCCAGACCAGCTTCGTGCTATGTCGGTAACTGCTGCTAGTCGTGGAAACAAGGCACTTGCTGACCAATTGGAAGCAAAAGCTAATACTATTGAACTAAATCAGGCAGCAAATGTTACTGGTGCAGAGTCCGTAGATCAACTTCGTGCTATGGCAAGAACTGCCGCTGCTCGTGGTAATAAGACACTTGCTGACCAATTGGAGGCACTTGCAACTCGCAAAGAACTTGAACCTACTCAAGTTACTGCATTTAAACCACCAGCAGAAGTTAAGCAAGAGCCAATGCAATCTGGATTGCTTATAACTCCAGACGGGCAAACGATGGTTGGAGTTCCTGACTACTCAAAAGGTCAAAGATACGTTGATGAAACATTGCATCAACAAGCATTGGAACGAGCAAGAACTCTTCAAGTTCAACCTGTTGAGGCAGATAGGGGCAGACTTGGCAATATTCAATTGCAAATTGACCAAGCTAATGCTGAAATTGCTAGATTAGGCAAAATACCAACTCAAGACGCAAGTCAAAGAATTGAGACTTTATCAAAAATAAGAGATGGGCTACAAGCTGATTTGAATCGTTTTTCAGTAATGGAATATGACTTTAGCGATCTAAAGAAATTGCCAAATAAATATCAAGATGAAATTTCTCAAATTGAAAAGCAAGCGCAAGGTGGCGTTTTAGATGCTGCTGGATTGAATTCTCGTATTCAACAAGTTTATACAAGACTTCAGGAAGACGAAAAAGGCAAAGAGCTAAGTGGCAATGCAGCTATTTTTGCTCAAATGAAGTTTAATAAGACAAAGAGAACTGATCTTACTGGGCCAGAGCTTGTTCAGATATTGCAATTTGAAAA